ACGACCCCGAGCCCCAGTCAACTCTTTATCAAGAACGGCTCGAACTGGCCTGAACTGGCGACGACTGGACGAGACCTTCCGCGGCTGGAAACGATTAGCCCAGAATCGGTCGGATCGTGGGGGAGCCTTGTGGGGGACATGGCTTTGGAGTATCTCGACGTGACGCTTATGGACTGGCAACGTCATTATTTGGATCGCGCTTTAGGTTTTGCGCCGGCGGACGACGGTCAAATGGACCTCACTCATCGATCGAGCCTTTTATCGGTCGCGCGTCAGAATGGAAAAACGACTGTCGCCCAATGCTTGATCCTTTTCTGGTTAATTGAAATGCCAAAGATTCGCGGCCAAAAACAAACGGTAGTTTCTACGGCTCACCGGCTCGACCTCGCCTGTTTATTGTTCGACGAACTCGCGCCAAAATTAGAGAAATTAGGCGCTCATATAATTTGGTCCTATGGTCGTTATCAGGCCACTATGCCTGACGGATCGCGCTGGTTCGTAAAGGCTCCGCGTCCTTCCATCGGTCACGGTATGAGTATTGATCTCGCGATCGCGGACGAAATTTTCGATATATCCGAAACGGTTTTATCAATGGGCTTGGAGCCGGCTCAACGTGCGCGACGTTCGCCTCACCTAGCCCTATTTTCCACGGCGGGGACCGAAGCCTCGACGGCCTTCATTCGCTACCGAGAAAACGGACTTCGCCTTATTGATGAGGGAAAACCCTCGCCTTTCCTTTTCATGGAATGGAGCCCTCCGCCTGATCTTGATCCAATGTCGGACGCCGCTTTCGGCTGGGGAAACCCAAGTCTTGGAGTAACCCTTCGTCCAGAAACCATTCGAGCGGAACGCGACGGTCCCGACCGCGCGGCCTATCTACGTTCGTCGATGAACCTCTGGATTACGGTTTCCAAGGGCTGGATCGACGTTGGACGCTGGCCAGCGTTACGTCATGAGGGACAAATGCCAGCCGGCGGAGTGATCGCGGTCGAAGCGTCTATGGACGAATCTCGTTTCTTTGGAGTACGGGCCGCTTCGCTTCCCGATGGGCGGGTCGTTTGTACGGTCGCATTCATGGCCGAAACATATTCCGAACTTTGGGAAAAAATCCTTCACGAAGCCAAAAATCCGTCGGTCCGTTTCGCAATAAGCCCGACGATCGACGTTCATTGTCCGCCAAGTTTCGAACGTCGTCGCGTCGTTGTCGGTTACGGAGAAATTTTGAAATATACGCCAGTCGTTAAACAAATGATTCACGAAGGGCGCGTTCTCCATATGGGCGAAACCATGCTCGCGGAACACGTCCAACGAGCCGTCGCGGTACGAACTCAAGGCTCGGTCGCGGTATCAAGTCAACGTTCGCCGGGGCCGATCGAACTTTGTCGATGTCTAATTTGGGCCGCCGCTATGGCCGCTCGACCGACAACAAATTCGAAACCGCTAGTTTTCGTAATGCCGAACTAAGATCTTGCCGGCGGTCGGTCGGTTGACCTTGCCTTTCGTCGGGATCGGATATCGTCCCGATCGGCCGCTTCCCGTGACATAATCTAGAAATGGCTTTATTTAATCGCAAGACCGAAACCGTTTCGTCGGCTCCCGCAATAATTGCGGCCGCTGGATCTAACGTCGGCGCGTCACAAATTGGAAATTTCATTTCGTATTCCGCTTCAGAAATGCGAGCCCGCGCAATGAGCCTTCCGACGGTTACACGTTCCCGCGATCTAATTTGCGGAACGATCGGAAACCTTAAACTCGAAATGTATCGCGAAGTATGGTCCGAAAACGAACGCGAAATGTCGGAAATCGATCTCGCGCCTCGATCATGGATCCAGCGAATCGATAAATCCGTAACGAATAACTTCATACTTTCTTGGACCGCGGACGACCTCCTGTTCACGGGAAGGGCCTTCTGGTGGGTGGTTGAAAGGAGCGCGGACGGCTATCCCCTGAACTTCACGCGGCTACCTTCCAACATGGTCCAGACACTCGATCAGCAGGGCGGAATTTTTTACGGTCCGTCAAACCAAATTCAATTTAACGGAATGCCTCTTGACTCGCGAGACGTAATCCAATTCCTAAGCCCGATCGAAGGCCTTAACTACACGTCACGACGCGCAATAGAAACCGCGCTTCGCATTGAGGAAGCCCGCGTTCGAAACGCTTCATCGTCAATTCCAGCCGGCGTTCTTAAAATTACTGAGGGCGAGCCTATGTCGGCGGAGGACCTTCAGCAATTAGCCGCGCAATTTAACCTCGCCAGAATGACTAATCAGACGGCCGTCATTTCGCAAGGCTTGACCTATACGGAAACAAGCGCGACGCCGGATCGAATGCTTTTGATCGACTCGGCCGATTACAGCGCCAAAGACCTCAGCAGAGCCATGGGGGTCCCTCCGTACCTCGTCGGCGTATCGACTGGTTCATATTCTTATCAAAACGCCTCCCAGTCGCGTATTGACTTGGTGACCTTCGGCTGTCTCCCATTGATGAATTGCATAGCGGAAACATTGTCTAGCGATAACGTGCTTCCGCGCGGAACAAAAGTTCGTTTCGATACGTCAGAATTTTTGGCCGAGGATTATATGGGCGGAGACGTCGAGGAAATCGAACCGATGGATTCCCCAGACGAAGTATCAGATATGCCCGAAATGGCGACTCAATAGGTTTAGGATTCGATCATGATTCGTTTAACCCCACAAAATTTTACAGTCGACGCGGCCGCGCCAGACGCTCCAGCACGACGAACCGTTTCTGGAGTCGCGGTCGTTTATGGTGTCGAAGCCACGGTTTCCGATGGAACGCGCGTCAAGTTTGCGAAAGGCTCATTACCGCTTGACGGTCCCGCGCCCAAAATTTTTATGTATCACGACTCAAGCCAGCCGGTCGGTATTTTGACCGAACGAATCGAAGCCGAAAATTCGGTTCTTTTTACTGGCAAAATTTCGGAGACAACTCTCGGAAATGAATTTTTGGTTCTTGCTCAAGACGGCGTCGTCGATCAAGTCTCGGTCGGAGTAAATCCGACGAAGTTCCGTTACACAAAAGACGGAGTAATGGAAATTCTCGCTAGTGACTGGTTCGAATTGTCTATGGTCCCTCATGGAGCCGTAGCCGGAGCCGTCATTAACCAGATCGCGGCCAGTATCCCCGAAGCCGAGGATATCCACGAAATCGAAACCGAAGTAGTGTTAAATGAAGTAGAGAACTCACAAGGAGAAAACGAAATGTCCGAATCAGTAGAAACCCCAGCCGTAATCGAAGCGTCAACTATCGCTCCGCTTTTCGCTCAACCAAAGCAGGCTTTCAAACTTCCAAGCGCGGCCGAATACATTTCGGCATTCATGCAAGGCGGATCAGTAGCCGCTGAAATGAACGCAAAAATTCAGGCCGCCGCTCCAGACGTGAACACGCTCGGCGGATCGCTCGATGGCGTCTTGCCTTTGCCGATCGTCCAGCCTGTCTACAACAATTTCCGAGGCTTGCGCCCGCTCATCGACGCAATGGGCCCTAAGGCAATGCCACAAGGCGGAAAAGTTTTCATTCGTCCAAAGGTCACGACCCATACTTCAATTGGTGGACCAGAAACCGAATCACAAACAATTACCGACGGAACTTTTGTTATCAGCGATGAGCAAGTAACAAAGAAAATTTTCGGCGGATATGTATCAGTATCCGAAGCCTCGATCGACTGGACCCAGCCGGAAGTGTTGTCGCTTTTGCTCGACGACATGGCCCGAATTTATGCGAACCAGACCGACGCTTACGCTTGTTCAGAATTTGAAAGCAACGTTTCGCAGACCGCGACGCTGACCGATTCAACCAGCGCGGCTGACTGGGCCGCTTTCGTTTACGAAGCCGCTACAACGATCCTCGTAAACTCAAACGGAAACCTTCCTAACGCGCTTATTGTGTCGCCAGAATATTTCCAAGCCCTCGGCACATTGACCGACGACGCAGGTCGTCCATTGTTCCCACAAGTAGGACCTATGAACGCTTACGGTTCAATGAACCCAGCGTCCGTTGACGCTTCCGCTTTTGGCTTGCGTCTCGTAGTAGATCGCAACTTGGACGCGCAAGTGTACGTCGGAAATACCGACGGCTTCGAAGTGTTCGAACAAGCCAAGGGCGCGATCAGTATCGACACGCCTTCAACTTTGTCAAGGACCGTAGCCTTCCGAGGCTATCTCGCTACCTTGATGATCGACTCAACCAAGTTCGTTAAGCGCGACGTTTAATAACCGAAAGGAGGCCCAATTATGGCCGCCTACTCGGTCGTTCAAAAGCAACTAACCGATAACTTCGCCGTCCTCGTTCTCTTAACCCCAGCAGAGATCGAGGTCGGCGCAAGTATCGTCGTTACAAATGTCGACGCTACTTTTAACGGCTCGTTTGTCGTTCGTGCGCTTCCCGAATATCTTTTTATCGGGGTCGATAAATACGGCGATTTAATTTATGATCCGCTTGTTCCGATCGCTAATCAAGTTCTCTACGCAAAAACGGCCGACAATGTCGAGCGTCAAGCGGCTTCGGGAACCGTAACAATAACCCAGACTTGTACTTGGATTAACGCGCAGGATCTCTACGATTATCTAGGAATCGGCGTCGCGACCCAGTCCGACGCGAACTATCTCACGATATGCGCGGCCGCGGCTTCACAGTTCAGTTGGCGTCGACGTATGGAGTCCGGCTATACGGATTCACTCACGACCGTCCCTTCGCAAGACGTCAAACTAGGCGCAATCATGTACGGCTCCGCAATGTATAGGGCCCGAGGCTCCGTCGAATCCTTTAATAGTTTTCAAGACATGGGAGTTTCCCCAGTTACCGGCTTAAACGGAATAATCCGTCAATTGCTGGGAATTGACCGTCCGCAGGTCGCCTAATGCCAATAACCCCGACCGTCTACACGGACTTTCTAAACGTCGCTTTAGATAGCCTTACGTCGACGCTTCAAACGATCTTGAATTTGCAGGTAGTCAACGATCCGCGAAATATCGTTCCGCCTTGTGCGCTAATCAATAGCCCGTCGATCGAGTCTTATAACAACAAAATTGTCAAAGCAGTTTTCACGGTCCAAGTCATGACGCTAGGCCCCGGCAACCTTGACGGCGAACGTTCGCTTTTATCAATGGTCGCGAAATTGATCGATAAAAACGTCGCGGTCACGTCTGGCCGTCCGACCAATGTCGACATAGGCGGAACCATGCTTCCGGCCTATGAATTGATAATCCCCATAATGGCTACGTCAAATTACTAAAGTAAAGAAAGAACGAAGGAGAATTTCAACATGGCTTCATATTTAGCAAATCCAGTTATCACGATCGGCGGGGTCAACTTGACCGGCTTTTGTACAGCCGCGACCGTGACGGAACGCTACGACGTTTTGGAAAATACGGTTTTTGGAATGACGGATCGCAAGAGTCAAAAGGGACTCGGAAACCATGAGGCGACCGTAACCTTGTATCTCGATTACAGCGACAACGCGACCTATGAAGTCCTTTCGCAATTGGTCGGAGAACAAACGACAATTATCGCGACCCCAGCAAGCGGATCTAATTCGCCTACGAATCCCGGCTTCACGCTGACCGATACTTTGTTGGCCGAAATGCCAGTCCTCCAAGCGAGCCTCGGCGAACTTCAGTCGATAGACCTAACCTTTACTCAAGGCACCTACTCGGTAGATATCTCATAACGACGGCCGTTCCTCGGCCCGACACAAGGAGCAAAAATGAAAGTTAAATTATTTGTCGATCGTAAAGGCGACGGCGAAAACGTCGAAGTTATTTTCACGAACCTATTCGTAATTACCGAATGGGAACGGATCGAAAATCGTCGCGCGTCCGATGGGCGCGGATTCGGAATGACCGAAGTAACCGTCTGGGCTTATCTCACTTTCAAAATGCGCGGAGAAAAACTTCCCGACACTTGGCGCGAATGGGTAAAAGAGAATCCCGAAATGATTATCACGTCGGAGGACAAAACGGATATAAACCCTACGGAGGCGGCTACCGTCGGCAATTA